TCCAAATCTACACCAGGTTTCCAGATCTCAAGTTCAGTTCTGAGTCGGTCTTGATCCTGTAGTTTTTCATATCTCTTGGTTGCTTTCTTCTTCCACCAAGTGATTGCTTCATCCATCGAGTGCTCAAACTTACCGAAATAATATCTCTTCTTCTCAGTTAGAGATTTAGCATGTTCGATACAGTCATTGAACTCTTTTAGTTTTTCTTCATCCTTCAAAGAATTGCGGATGATAGAAATCATCTTGGTCTGAATCTTGAGTTTCTTGGAAGACTTGTCCGCAGAGATCAGACGTTCACCACCATTGCGTTCATTAAACCACCAGAAGAAGTCCCTAAACTCGTCGTCATGGAAGAGGGGTAGAAAGTTGCTCTCTGTGTCCCCTATGTGCCTTAGAAAGGGTTTGAGACCATCATACATCGATACCCCTTTGGTGGTGCCATAGAGGGAAGTAGTCTCAAAGTATTTAAGATCTGTGCCATACTTCTCATCAAACTGCTGCTTGAGTTCCTTAGAACATGCTAAGAGGGCAAGAAGTTTTCCGCCCAGATAATTGAACCCGAAAGGTTGAGTAGGGACAATGTTAAAGCCCATAACGAAGTGAGCATTAATATCAGAAAGAGGTAGAACCTCACCAAAGTAATCATTGCGTGGTTTACTATTGATGGTCGGAGATCCAAAACGAACAACACCAATTACTTTGTTGGTATTTGTTTCTACCACAATCCACTTATGAGTTCTACCAGGAATTGCTTCCTCAATGGCATTAGACGCTGTAAGGTTCAGGGTCTCAGAATATAACCATTGATTATATCTTGATGTCGTCTTTGGATTAGTATCAACAACATGAACCTCAAAGTTCATATCATTTGGATGCATTCCAAATGTATCAAAGAATTCGCAGTCTGCACCAAAGAGAGATCCAGACCTTTCACTGATACGATCTTTCTTGACAAACCTCAGATAATCATCAATACGATTGAACTGAACATAGTAATCAATAAATTTATTAGCAGCATAAACTGCGTCACTTTCGCTCAATATCATCAGAGATAATTAGGTCCATCATAAGGTTCTGCCCGGAGAAGCACTCCATCAACCTTCTCAAGTAATTCTTGCACACCTTCGTGCAGAACTCGATATCCAGTGCCAACATATACTTGACCCAGAACTACTGCAACAGTGCAGACTCCCCAGAAGAGATAATAATGAGATGATTTCACTTGTGCTTTCCTCTTAATCTTTTTGTTTTTCATTTGAATTCACACTCCACCATAATTTCAGTAAGGCAGGCAAGCATATTTATCTCCTGATCCGCGACAAATGCCATTTGATACTGATACTTAGCGAGAGTAAGCACAGCAGCAGGAATACTACTCGGAGCCATGGAATCATAACAAGCATCGTAAATACGACGCAGAAGTAGATTAGTATCGTTGTCCAGGTTATTGACGATCCATTTACGTACTTCGGGAAAATCTTTCTCTTTAAGTTTCTTAACCAGATCATTTACTTTTACATCACTAAAGGTTGCAAGAATGCCAGAGTCAATCTTACCACTCGAAGAGTAACGTTGGCACTCATTAAGAACACGTCTCCAATCAGGGAAGTGCTTATTGATTAATTCTACCAGGACCTTGTTATCATATTCAACACTCTCTGTAGCCAAGATTTCTTGGAGTCTTTTGAAGAAGAGGGCGGCGAGTTGGGGTTTGCTTTTGGAATTGGTGGAAAAATCAATACAGGCGCATCTGCTGTGGAGGGGTTCGATAATTTTGTTTTTGAAATTGCAGGTAAAGATGAATCTGCAGTTGCCAGAAAACTCCTCCGTAAACGCCCTAAGGAGGAGTTGTACATCGTTTGTTGTGTTATCGGCTTCATCGATGATGATGACTTTGTGTTTGCCAGTTGCTTGAAGTGATACGGTCGAAGCGAAATTCTTTGCAGTATTTCTGACCGTATCAAGAAAGCGTCCCTCATCGGATCCATTGATGACATAAACATCTACCCCCAGTTCATTGCAGAGTGCTTTTGCTACAGTTGTTTTACCACATCCTGCAGGACCAGCAAGCAGCATGTTAGGTATCTCACCTTTATTTAAGAAGTCTTGGAAAGTCTTCTTAATATTTGTTGGTAAAATACATTCTTCAATAGTTTTAGGTCGATACTTCTCAACCCAAAGAAAATCATCACGCATAATCATTCCAAAGGACGAACAAATTCATTAGTTACAATATCAGTTGCCTTCAATTGTTCTTTCATATATTCTACACCACATTCCGGTGTAGCGGTATCCCCACAGGTGAATACATCACACACTGCCATACCCTTCTCAGGCCACGTATGGATGCTGATATGAGACTCAGCAAGCATGGCGATAGAGGTAACACCCTGAGGATCAAACTTATGAACTGCAAGGTTCAAAAGTGTGGACTTACACTCCTTTGTTGCATTGTACAAAAGCATCCTGATGAATTCTTTATCATCAAGGAGTTCAAATGGGCAACCTTTCAATGTAAAAAGGATGTGTTTCATGGTTTATTATTTTCAGTTTGTTTCTTCAACCACTCACGAAATTTTTTCTTTCCTGCTTCCACAGCAGTCCATGGAGCATAAAGTGGATAAGGATAATCTTTCTTCTTCATCAGTCAAAATTAGAATTCAATATGACTCTATTGTTGTGATGTGCAGGAACATGACCAGTGTGAATATAATGTCCATCAAAGATTAACAGTCTATTCGCTTTTGGTTCAATCTCTTTTTGCACTGTCAACTTACTTTCATCAATATTCATAAACTGTTTGGTAATATTAGTTTCTACATCGAATTTTTCATTGTAGATTACGGTATTACCATCAGAATCATTCAAATAAAAAATAGTGGCAATGTGAGGATGTGGACTGTCCACATGGGGATCACATCTCATGCCACCAGGAGTATAAACTGTCATGTCCAGTCTTGATCTACGAATGTTTTCGCAACCAATACCGGTTTTCATTTTGTTCAATAGGTCTGTAAGAAGACCCGCTTCATATGTAGGGATCATCTGACCATCTCGAACAACATGACAGTTGAATCCATGCTTCCCAAGACCCTTCTTCTCAAACACACCTGCAGTGATGTTTTCTTGATAATACCACTCCTGATTCCAACTCAGAATATGGTTTTGAATCAACTCAAAGTAGTCTTGGGGAGCAAAGTTATCAACTACTTCGATCATGCTGCAACAAACGTAGAGTCTGGTTCCAGAGCAATGAAGTAAGTCAGATCATGATTCTTAGAAGTGAATCGGGACAGAAGTTTCTGAGACACAACCACATCATAAGTTCCAGGGAGAACTTTGATGTTTTCGACTTTGAAGTTGAATGAGAAGTCTGATTCAGTTTCACCAACAACAATAGCAAAGTCATTAGAGGTGTCGTTCTTTTTGTCACGAACAACCAGTTTGACAACACCATTCTCACCAACAGCAGACAGGTCAGGCAGTTGATATACAGCAGCTGCTTTCAGCAGTTTATCAAGTTGTTCAGTGCTTACTTCAAAGCATACATCCTCAGAGGGAAGAGTGATCTCTTTGTCAGGAGGAGTGACGATAACATTAGGATCAGCAAAGAAATACTTAGAACGCATCTTGCCTTCACGGATCACAACATAACCATCGTTACCAAAGTCAAGTTCAGGTTTTTGATGCAGACTCAAACCATTGAGAAACTGGTTGAGATCGTAGACACCAAAGTCCTTAGCAAATTCTTCAGTGATAGTTGCTTCCGCAAGGATATTCTTCATCACACTGATAGTGCGAAGTTTACTACCTTCTTTGAAGAGAATCGATTGATTGATCGAAGAGAAATTCTTCAGGACGGAGATAGTTTTATCGGACAGTTTCATAGTATTAGAGGGTCTCAGTTTCACTGGGGGTAGGTTTCACGTTTTGCATTCTTATCGTTGAAATGCATTAGAAGCACAGCATAGTGCAAGATCTTCATAATGTCACGACGTGCAGTGCCTTTCTTATCATAACGAGAGGCATACTTGAGGATATTGGATCTGCAAAATGCTTCACCATCACCACAGGCTTCGATCAGATCCAGAGTTTGAATCTTATCATCACCAGCAGAGTAATGCTGATTGTATGTGCCAGTAATATAATCTTGTAATTCTTTGAGGATCGAGTCCTCACTATACTTATATTTGTTTAGTTTGTTCTTTTCATCCATAGTTAGGTTAAAGGAAATATGATCATCACCCATACCACCAGGCAGGTGTGATCCCAGATCCAGGTTGATAGCATCTGGGGATGGATAACCAGGATTACCAGTTAAACTAATGCCATCGTATTCCCAGTAGTCTTGGTCAGAGGTATTGTTCATTATTGGAAACTCCTTGTCAAGTGTGCCATTAAGTACATGATAAAGTAAGGACCATGAGTTTGTCATTATTATATCAGGATTGAACCTCCTCGTCAACGGGCATCTCGAAGTCAGCATCAACTTTGTCATATAGTTCCAGGAATGCCTGCTTGGTTTCGTCGTCGAAACGATTCACACAAACACTGATTGCTTTTCCTTTGTCACCAAAGATGCCATATGCTTTCACGATGTGAACCAAACGACGAGTGCTGATAATCTCCTCAATACCACCATCATAGAAGGTCTTGCGGATGATGTCCGCCCAGTCAGAGAGACGCTTACAGAATTCAGTGTCTTCGCAAATCTTGTTCAGGATCTTCTGTTCAGTAGCAGCAGTAGGGTACTCCTGCTCAAAGGTTACTGGGAATCGCTCAAGGAAGGCTTCGTTGAGCACGTTAGTTCCAATGAATCGCCCATCGTCTGAACCTTTACCTTTAGTGTTTGCGGTTGCGATGACGTTGAAACCTGCACTGGGGTGGACAAACTTCCCAATTTTCTTAAGGAAGACTCCATTTCCTTCAAGAATGCTCTGGAGACAGAGAATTTTATTAGAGGCGAGGTCAACCTCGTCAAGGAGCAAGATAGCTCCTCGTTCGAGTGCTTCAATGACTGGGCCATTGTGCCAGACGGTTGCACCATCAACAAGGCGGAAACC